GTTGTCGCCGGCAGCACGCAGCGATACGCGGTGACCGGTACGTTCACTGCGGCGGCCAACCAGTTCACGGCAGTGACGTTCACTCCGCCCGCCCTCATCGCGTACAGCGACGGGGACGTCCTGACGATGAGCCTGGACAACCACGTTGCCAACTTGGCGTTCCACCGCAACGCGTTCGCGTTCGTGATGGCGCCGTTGGGGGACCGTGCCAACGAGTTGGGTGCACGGGTGGCGACGGTCCAGGACCCGGTCACCGGGCTGGCCATTCGCTCGCGGATGTACTACGTGGGCGACAGCTCCGAAGTGCACGTGGCGTTGGACGTCCTGTACGGACAGAAGACGCTTGATCCCAACCTCGCCGCGCGAGGCCGTGGATAACGAGTAGCAACTGGGTGGGGTGGCCCGAGTAAGGGCCACCCCACATTACAACCGCGAAGGCAGGGCCAGGAGGAAGTACCATGGCAGGAGGAAAAGAAGTGCCCACAGTTCAGATGGTTGGGAAGGGTGGCCTCATTCGTGTCAACGCCAGCGACAGGGAGGTGTACGAGAAGAAGGGGTACAAGGTGGCGGAGGAAGGTGACACACCGCCCGCCGCCGATTCCCCACCCGCAGCCAGCGGGAAGCCCGTCGAGGACATGAGCGGGAAGGAACTGGACGCGTTCGCCGAGGCCAACGAGATTGCACTGCCCGCCAAGGCCACGGTGGCAGACAAGCGTGTCACAATTTTGGATGCGTTGGATGAGTCCGAAGGCGGCGACGAGGGTGGTGATGAGGGCGATGGGGACGAAGGCGGAGAGTAGCACGCCGCGCGTGCGGAGGGCTTGACCTATGGCAATAGTCGTTGAAGATGGCACCGGTCTGGCGAATGCGGATAGTTACATCAGCGTGGCCGATGCCGACACCTACGTGGACGCTGTAGCAACGGCTGCACGGAATACCGTCTGGGACGCCTTGACCCTTGCCAATCAGGAACGAGCCCTCCGCGTGGCCACACAGTGGTTAGATGCGGAGTATAACACCCGTTGGAAGGAAACGCGGTCCAACGAGGGCCAAGCGTTGGACTGGCCCCGCCAGAACATCGAAGACATTGATGGGTTCATTATTCTGTCCACCATCGTGCCCCAGCCGGTTAAGGACTCGACGGTGGAGATGGCCTTGCGGGCCATGAGCGAGGACATCTTCCTGGATGAAACCAACGACGGACGGATCAGGAGTAAGATGTCCAAGGTTGGACCGCTGGCCACCAGGACGGAGTACGTAGGGGGCGCCGGTCAGTCGAAGCGGTTCCCTGTGGTGCAGCGGTTGCTACGGGACCTTGTCACGGGCACGGCGGTCCGTACCATCTTCCGGAGGTAGGACGTGGCGGATACGGCACTGGACACCGAACTGCTGGCGGCTGCACTCGACCTCATTAACGAGTTCGGTAAAGACGTCACCATCACCACGCTTGCCTCCCAAGTCTACGACCCGGACACCGGCTTCACCACGGAGGGTGCGGCCACGGACTTGACCGTAAAGGCTTCCCCACCCACCCCCATGACGGACAAGTATGGGATGGGTGACATCATTGAGGAAGGGGACACTATTATCTTCGTAGCGGGTTCTGGAATCACGTTCACCCCCGCGAAGAACTTGAAGATAACCATCGACACGGAAGTGTGGCGGATCGTGAATGTGATTAAGTTGTACTCGGGCGAGAGTGTGGCCGCGTTCGGCTTACAGTTGAGGCAGTAGCATGGCAGCCAAAGTAGACGTGTCTAAGTTCAACGCAGCCGTGAAAGCGTTTGCCGCATCGGTCCCCAACGATCTGCTTCTTACGTTCCAAAAGAAGCTGGCCCTTGAGGTACTGTCAGGCATCGTCAAAGCCACCCCCGTGGACACAGGGCGGGCCCGTGGGAACTGGCAACTGGATATCGGGATTGTGCCTACGGGAACCGTCAACGGGGTGAGTGACCCAACACAGGTAGAGCTGGCCAAGCTAAGTGCCTTGCGTCCGTTCCAGGTGATCTTCATCACCAACAATCTGGACTACATTGAATTCCTGGAGGAAGGGTCCAGCAGGCAGGCACCGAACGGGATGATTGCCATAACGCTGGCAAGGGTCGGGAGCATATTCCCATGACCCTGACATTCCAATCCATGTTCGATGCCATCCGGGCGCGGTTCAAGGCACAGGTGGAGGATACCATCTCCCCCTCCCTGCCCACCCAGTATGACAACGCCCCATTCACACAACCGGAGGATAGCCAGTGGTGCAGACTTACTATCCTGCCCGCAGGCTCAACCCAAGAGGACATTGGTACGGCCACGCACCGGTACCGGACAGTGGGTGTGATCATTGCGCAAATCTTCACACCGCTGGAGAAGGGGGACAAGGAACCTCTTATCGTAGCGGACACAATCAAAACACCGTTCCGTTCTGTGTCGGCCGCTGGGGTCGTATACAGAACGCCAAGCATTGGAGTCCCGGGGCGTTCCCGGGACAATAAGTGGTGGCAAGTCAACTTGACGTGCCCCTTCTACGCAGATGACGTAAGCTGAAGGAGCTAAATCATGTCAGATGCAGACAGAGTAACACTTGCCTTCACTGAGGAGGCAGTATTCGGGACGACCCCGGTGGGGACGATTACAGCGATCACAATCTCCGCCGCCGCCGCGGACAACTCCGTGAACGACTCGGGGAACGGATTCGTCGCGGCGGGGTTTGTGGCGGGCCAGTACATCGACATCGCCGGGTTCACCGGGACCGCGGCGAACAACCAGAAGGGCCGTGTGCTTACCGTTGCCGCAGGCAAGATGACGCTTGAAACAGATACGGCACTGGTCGATGATGCTGCAGGCGAGAGCGTTACCATCCTGTCCGCCCTGAATGAACTCCGTCTGGTGAGTGAATCACTGGGTGGGGAAAACACCTCGGTGGAAAGCGCTGAGATTCGGGACGACCGTCAGATCAACGATGTCATTCGTACGCTCACACGGGCGGCGGGGGACTTAAACTACGAGCTGTCGTTCAGTGCCTACGACCACTTGATCGAGGCGGCCTTCCTTTCGGCGGGCTTCTCCACGGAGGTGGAGGACATTTCCGGGGACACCACCATCTCCGCAGCCAACGGCGACAACAGCTTCAACGACTCCGCCAATGGCTTTGGTAACTACGTCTTGAATCAGTGGATTAAAACCGCTGGTTTTGCCACGGCAGCGAACAACGGGTTCTTCAAGATTACCAGCGCCGCCGCTGGCAAGCTGATTGTGTCCGGGGGTACCCTCACCACGGAGGCCGCCGGTCCCGCAATTACCATCACGCAGGGTGCCCAAGTGGTGAACGGTGTGGCGCTGCGCACGTTCTCGATGGAGCGTCAGTACACGGACCTCACAAACAAGTTCGAGATCATGAAGGGCATGGCCGTCAATCAGTTGTCCATGAGTATCCAGGCCGACCAGATCATCACTGGGGCGTTTGCTTTCATTGGGAAGAACGCGGCCAGCGCCGCAGCCTCCGTAATCACCGGGGGCAACAAGACCGCACCCACCAAGGCGGTCATGGCGGCGGTGGACAGCATCACGGCCATCCTGGAAGGACAGGCGGCATTCGCCAGCACTCAGTTCAGCCTGGAGCTGGTCAATAATCTACGCGAGCGGTTGGAGATTGGAACACTGGGTGCTGCCAGTATTGGTTCTGGCGCCGTGGGCGTCACCGGTACGCTGCAGGCGTTCTTCACCAGTGAGACTATCATCGACAAGTTCCTGAACTTTACCACCAGTACGCTTGCCTTGGTGATTGAGGACGTGGACGGGAACGGTTACATCGTCGACTTCCCACGGGTGAAGTACACCCAAGGCCAGCGAGTGGCCGGTGGGCAGAACACGGACGTCCTGGCGGATATGACCTTTTCGGCATTCCGCGAACCTACGGAGGACGTGACGATTCGTTTCGCCCGCTTCCCGGCGTAAGGACCGGGTGGCATAGGTAAGGAGGAGTGAGATGGCTAAGTTAAGTAGTTTGAGGTCAGACCTGTCCAAGGAAAAGGACGGGGTGTGGGTTGAGTTCGGGGAGGGTGTCGCGTTCAAGATTGCGCGCACCCGGTCCCCCGAGTTCAAGAACGCCATCGAACGGATGGTGAAGCAGTACCGCCGGACCCACCCAAGGGCCACCACAGAAGATATGTTCGCCAACGACGAGGCCGCGCGGGAACAGATTGCCCCGCACATGGCCGAGTCCCTGCTTTTGGATTGGCGTAACATTGACGACGATGATGGTAAGGCCATTCCGTACAGTACAGGGGAAGCCAAGAAGATTCTGGTGGACCCGGAACTGTTCGACGTGTTTGCGTTTGTCCTGGAACAGGCGGGGCGGTCAGAGCTGTACCGACGGGAAGACGTGGAGAAAGACTCGGGAAACTTCGAGAGTACCTCCGCTGGCAAGTAGAGTGGGGGCCACACGAGAAGAACCTGGAACGGCAACGGGCGAAGGGTAGGAAGATCAGTGTACTTGACACCAAGCCTACCATACCGGATGACCTATACGCTGTGTGGGAGGTGTTCCTCCTCCTCAATCACGCCCGTGGGTCGACCGGGTTTGGCCCAAACCCCTTCACCATCACGGACATCTTCACCGTGCTTACCATGTACGGGGTGGCGAAGGATCCTGCCCTTTCGGAGGAGTACATAATACTGTTGACCAACATGGACGCGGAATGGATGAAGATGGCGGACGAAAAGCACAATCGGGAAAGTAAGAAACGGGAGAAGAAGTAGTGGCCACGCTTCCTGTAGCAATTGATGCACGCAAAGCGCGTGCGGGTGCCGCCCAGTTCAATCGGGCAGCCGACTCCATGACGGTCCGGGCCACACGGGTCGGTGCTGCCGTCCGAAATATGTTCATTGGTTTGTCTGCTGGCTTGATTGTCCGCAACGCCATCAAGACGATTGCCGGGTTCGAGGAAACCATGGCCACCGTGGGCGCTGTCACACGGGCTACACAGAAGGACTTCGCAGAACTGGAAATGACGGCCCGGACGTTAGGGGCTACCACCCGGTTCAGTGCGCAGGAGGCGGCGGAGGGTTTGCTGTTCCTGGCCCGGGCAGGTTTTGAAACCAACGAGGCCATCCTGGCCTTGCCCGATACACTGGACTTGGCCGCAGCCGGAGCACTGGACCTCGGTACCGCTGCAGACATCGCCTCTAACATTCTGTCCCAGTTCAATATTGATGCAGGTCAGACCAGTCGTGTAGTAGATACTTTGGTCGTTACGTCCAACCGGGCGAACACCAATGTGCTACAGCTGGCCGAGGCATTCAAGTTGGCTGGCCCTGTTGCGGGGGCTTTGGGTATCTCAGTAGAGAAGACAGCAGCCGCCCTCGGTGTACTTGGGGACAGGGGTGTACAAGGGTCGTTAGCCGGTACCAACCTGCGCGGTGTGTTGTCCGCCCTGCTGGCACCTACGGGCCGGGCCCGCCGGGCCATCCGTGGACTTGGAATCGAGATACAGGACTTGAACCCAGACACGAATGATCTGGTGGACATCTTCCAAAAGTTCAAGGACGCGGGTTTGTCCGCGGCCGATGCCGTTGCCATATTCGGAAGACGGAACGCAGCGGCTGCTCTGATCTTCGCCGACTCCACACAACGAATGGCGGAGCTGACCCAAGCCAACATCGACAACCGTGGTGAGGCGGAACGTGTTGCCAAGACCATGAATGACACGTTGGCAGGTGCCTTCCGTAACGTGAAAAGTGCAATCGAGGAATTGTTCCTGGCTACTGGAGACGCGGGATTGACTGGTGGGTTAAAGAGCCTGTTATTCTTCACGGCGGACGTGATCCGTGTATTGGCCGGTATGGAAGGATCTGTCAAGAATAACATTGTGGTGGCCACGTTCTTCGCCACCCTGATCCGGAACCTAGCCATCCTGTTGGGGATTATGGCGGCGATCAAAGTAGCCGTCTTCTTCCAGGCGTTGGCCGTCTCAATAGCACTCGCTACCAAGCGTGCGGCGCAACTGCTTGTCACGTTGGCACCGCTCCTGGCTATCCTGGCTGTGTTGGCCGGTGCGATTACGTTTGGAAAATTTCTGTTCGACCAGTTCAAATTCGTGCAACAGGGTGCGGCCATTTTGATCCAGGGCCTGAATGCACTGTGGGAACTCCTCGTGCTGGGGTTCAAGGCGGCGATCGTTGTCCTGAAAGTCGCTTGGGTCGAATTGGTGGCATTCCTGAAGAACCAGCTTGCGGAGGGTCTGGATTTCATTGCGGATAGCTTTGGTGAGTTCGCCCCTAAAATTGCCGCTAAATTAAAAGTCGCTGCAGTCGACCTTCGGGCACAGGCCCGCCCGACACAAGCGGTTGCGGGGGAAGCTGGTGTATTTGGCGAACGAGAAGTCAAGCCAGGACGCGAACCTTTGCTGGAGCAGATACGTGCTGTTGGGCAAGTGAACGTGAATGAGTTAAACGATATACGAACCACGTTTCAAAGTATCCTAGCTAAGATTGAGGAGGACTTCCAAGGGGCAGATGTTAAACCCGGCAACATTCTCGACACGGCCAAAGACGCAGCGGTGCTATTGGGTGCAGAAGTGAAGAAGGTAAGCGACGCCCTTATCGCTGGACTGTTCCCCGATATTGAAGGGTTCAACGAAGCCATCGTGGACAGTATGGGGGAGACCGGTGCTGCGGGCAGTATTCGACAGGCCACCGAAGCGGCTAAGGACATGACCGAGGTTCTTAAGAAACAAAAACAGGTAGCCGACTCGATTGGCGAATCGTTTGCCGCCAACTTTGAAACGGTGATCTTCCAGTCCCAGTCCGCCAAGGATGCGTTGAACGCCTTCTTCGAAGAAGTCATCCGCCAAACATTCCGTATCCTGGTCACACAACAGATCGCCAGCGCAATCTCTACTGGCCTTAGTGGTGGGTTCGGTGGGGCCGGTGGTCCCACTGTGGCCAAGGGTGGGGTGTTCAGTGGTGGTCGAATGACGACATTCGCACACGGTGGTATAGTCAATGGTCCTACCACGTTCCCCCTCTCCGGTGGACGTACGGGCCTGATGGGCGAGGCCGGGCCGGAGGCTATCATCCCCCTCCGCAGGGGACCGGGTGGCAGACTTGGGGTGGAGGCACCGGAACGTGGGCAAGCGGTGACCGTGAATATGACAGTGATAGCCAGCGACGCGGATTCGTTCCGCCGCTCCAAACGACAAATCCTGGGCGGTATCAAACGCAGTGTTAGATAGGAGCCAGCATGGCCTTCCAAGAGGTACAGTTCCCGCTCAACATTAGTTACGGGACACGGGGTGGGCCGGGTTGGAACACGGCGATCGTGGAAACGGACAGCGGGGCCGAAGAGCGTACGGCCCGGTGGTCCCAACCCCGTCACCAGTTTGACGCTGCCTACGGAATCAAGAAACGTAACGACCTGTCCACCGTCAAGGAATTCTATATTGCCCGGCAGGGGGCGGCCAACGGTTTTCGATTCAAAGACTTTCTGGACTTCACCACTGCCGTCAACCACCGCGATGACGAGGGAGCGGTTGCGTTTGATGACCACGAAATCGGCACAGGCGACGGGAGCAACAAGAGCTTTCAACTTAGTAAGAAGTACACCAGCGGGGCGTTCAACCGTACCCGAAACATCACCAAGCCTGTCACCGGTACAATCAGGGTCGGGGTCAACGGTGTAGAGAAAACCATCTCGGTCGACTTCACTGTGGACACCACCACGGGGATTGTTCTGTTCACGGTGGCCCCACCCAACGGCCAGTCCGTTACGGCCGGGTGCGAGTTTGATGTGCCCGTACGGTTCGGGTCGGAGGCGGACGAACTGTTGGAGGCAAGCCAGGACGCGTTCGACATGGGGACCATCCCAGGTATCCCCATGATTGAACTGGTGGACGAGGTGCCACAAGCAGAAGAATTCTTCTTCGGGGGTGGGGAGGACGCGACCTTCGGGGCGAACATTACGTTGGCCTTGGCAGATGGCCGTGTACGACGCCTGGACCCCACCACCACAGGACTGAAAGTAATCCTGCCGGGGGTGGACGACCTGCCAGCGGGCGGGCCGTACTTCTACATCTTCAATGTAGGCACTGAGTCGTTTGACGTTGTGGCCCCGGACCTAACCGTACTCGCTACTTTGACCACGGCCCAAACCAAAATCATCATCCTGTCCGAGACGGCGCTCGGCGTGAAGAACTGGTATGCTGTATGACCACCATCGTAGAATTCATGGGCGGGGCGTTGGAGACAACACTCACCGGGAACCTAACGCTAAACCGTAAGTTTCGCGTCCAGGTGATCACCCCCGATGTGGCGGGGCGGGTCATCAAACTACCCAACGCAACCGACCTGCCCGAAGGTGGTCCTTACTTCTACCTCATCAACAAGGGCTCCGACACCCTGGAAATTCAGGACTTTGACGCCACCCAGTTGGTGGCGGCACTGGCCCAGGACAAGGCCCTTACGATTGGTCTGGCAGCTGCAGGCACCAGTGCTGGTGTGTGGGTCCTGCGCGAGACCAGTGCCGTGTCCAGTCCGGCACCAAGCCTCCGGGTGTTGGGCTTTGTGTTCGGTGGGGTTGGTGCATCCGCTGCCAAGTTGACAGGTACAGAGGCGTACGATGTCCCACCGGACTCGTGGGCAACGAAACAAGTCATGCTCCAGCACCTCACCAAGATGGGCGGGTTTACTGTCACCGACCTTGGTCATTCCTTAGCCGGCCTGGACACCAGTAGCGTGCGGACCCGCACCACGGATCAGTACAGCCGCACGACGGATATATGGACCAACAAAACAGACCTTCCTGCCAATGGGCGGGAACGGTGTGCTGGTGAACTGATTGCTGGGAAGGGTTATCTTGCAGGTGGGTTGGACACAACCTCCCTCAGTATTGACGACATGGAGGAGTACACGGAAAGCGGCGACTCCTGGGCCGAAAAAACGAACATGACAAATAATCGCCGGCAGCATGGATTTTTTGCAATCAGTAATGATGGGTTCATCATCGCCGGAATCGTTGTGTCCACGACAAGTACAGACCTGGATAAGTATAGCCAGTCCGGCGATTCGTACTCCAGCGCGGCAAGCATACCCACCCCAGCACGTCGGGACTTCGCCGACTTCGTGGTGAGTAGTAAAGGGTACATCGCCTGTGGGGAGAACACTACAGGCGACCCGCGAATGCGGGACTTGGTGGAGTACGTACCGGACACTTGGACAGCTCGCACGGCTGCCCCTGTTCCTAAACGGCATCTGATTCGTGGGTTTGCTATTGGAACTAAAGGATACATCCAGGGTGGGCGCAGTACACCACCTCTGACGATCAATACGCAACATGATGAATACAATCCGTCCACGGATAGTTGGTCGACCCTGGCCGCGATGGCCGTAGCTAAACACCAGAACGGTACGTTCGCTACTAAGTAGAAAGGGGGAGGGATGGACAAGGTCATTGCACACGTCCGCGACCTGTTGCAAGACCACTTAGTGTTCCACGACAACGTACAGATGGACCATTTCATTACGATGATGCACGGGGGCACGCCGTATGGGGATTACAAGCAGGCCCTCCGCGAACTAAACAAACGGTTCCACGGTTTGCGAAGCAACGCCATCGAGGTGGACTTGGCGAAGAATGATCTGGACCGATTTCGTACGCAGGCCGAGGGCACCGAACTGAACCGGTGGGACAGGCGCGAGGCCCACCTGAAAGCCTTACAGAAGGTCTCTGAATTGGAGGACGCGGAGCAGGTACGCAAACACATGCTGCGGGAGTTCGCCCGGTTCTACGCACAGGCCGCAACACTGAAGCGTGTGTTGGGCGACATCAACGGAAACCTGGAGCAGTTACAATGGGACCAGTGGCATTACGAAATCAACCGGCGTGCGGCGCTGGACCTCCTTGTGGATGGGTGTGTCGGTAAGGCTGTCATCGAAATGGTGGCTAGCCTTCCTAAGGACAAACGGGTGGACCTGTTTCAATTGCCCACCGACAGGGAGGATGCGAAGGCGTGGCTGCAGGACCGTGGAAACCAACCAGACCTCGTGGTGGACTCCGACCTGCTACTAAGTACGAAGCAAACCGAGACCCTCGTTCTACAGCTTGAAGGGGAAGAATAATGGCGCTGGTAATCCCCGACGCCTTCAAGAACATCCGCACGGACCAGAAGCACACGTTGGTCACGTGCTGGGAAATTCTCCGGACGGACAACACCGTCTTCCGATTTACGGACCACAATAAGAAGCTGGTC